CCCATACCCATATCAGCCATAGCTTCTCCACCACCTTTAATTTGTTTTTCCGCCATTCCTAGTAAAAGAAATAATGGAGTAACCAATATAGTAGTTAAGTATAAAATAGGAATTCCTAATGCACCAATTAATAAAAGTGGTGTGGCTAATGCTAAACTTTTTGCAAATTTAAATATTGCACCACCCATCATATCTAATGATTCAATACCTTCTTTAACCTTTTTGGAATCTTGTTCTGCTAATTTAGTAAATGTAGTTTCAATAAAATTTGCAAATTTCTCTACACCTTTCTTAGGTACAACTGCCCAAAGAATCATTCCCATCGCAGTTTTAATAGATCCTATACCTAATGCTTTTAAATCAGCTAGTTTACCACCTCCGCCACCTGCAGGAGCACCGCCACCCGTAGCATCTTCTTCATTTTTTTCTTTTAGTGCTGATAATAGTTTCTTTCTGTGCAAACGAGTAAAAATAAAATTGCTTAAATTTCTACTGGAATACTCCGCCTCATCAGCGGAACTTGCCGCTATTTGTTGAAGCAATAGAGTTTGAGTTTGTAATTCACTTATAATGGCCATTGATCCACCACCATCATTACCACCAGTAGAGACTGCAATAAGAGCATCTAACTTTTCATTGGTTTCATTGGCGGCAGCCTCTATTTTCTTTAGAGGGTCCATTAAATCTTTTAAAGTTACGGCAGCCATTTAAGGTTTATTTTTTACAATTTAGGCATTTTTAATGAAGGCATCTTTGGTGCTTTCATACCTTTCATTTGACTAGAAGCCTGGCTTTTTAAGCCATCCATATTGTATTTATCCTGAGTGTCTTTAGTATTTTGTTGCTCTTGCTTATTACGCTCTTTTAGTAAATCATTATAAATTTCTAATGTATACTCATATTCATAGAAAGGTAGCAAATCCAGCTCTGAAGGCTGGAGATGCAACTTTTCTAAAAGTAATACTCTGACTTTAAAGAAGTTCAGCAGAGATATCTGGAATAATGAACATAGCCTTGATACCGCCGGGAAACGTGAGCGGAACGGTGACCTCCTCACCGCAGCTTTGACATGGGAATCCCATCTCCGGCTTTACACCGATTTTTAAATCTTCAGCTAACCTATACACAATTGTATATTTTGTAGCATCCCATCCTTGAAAGGAGGTAATTAAAGAAAATATATCTTTTTCTTGCCATCCTCGCCATTCTCTCTGTAAGTAAGGCAAGATAGCTAGTGTAGATTTATCCCAGCTTTGATTTTTTTCTTCCCTAGTTCTGATATAATCAGTTATAGCTCTCATAACACCGATTGTAGGTGGTGCCAATTTAATCATGCCATAATTTTTTGTAGTTATAGAATAACACCTATCAGCATCATCATAATATTTTTCAATTGAATCAACGATAGTATTAAATTGTAAATTGTTTGTTCTCAATTCAACAGATTCTTGTGCTTTACAATTATTAGTTTTACATGATTTTTTTCCAACAGGCATCATTAATGTTTGTTCTCCTGTTTTAAATGTTAATTCTCTAATTGACAAAATTAAATAAATCCTGTCTTCTTCAAGAACATCTTTATAAGATCCTCTTTGATTTCCATATTGTACTTTACTACATGATAGTACAATATTATTTAATCCATCATCTACTTCTTTTAAATTGTTTTCGTCTATTGTAGAAAACGCTCTAATTTCAGCAACTCTTGCAGGCCTGATATGAATTTCAAAATCATCTCTATAAAATTTACCTCTTGATGGGAATGTAGTAAGATCTAATTTAGTATATCCTACTAATGCATTTAATCTTTTTATTTCTACATCATCAGACGTAATTTTATCCATTTGTCTGTTAACATCAACTTTACCTAATTCCTTAACTGTTTCTTTAGGAGTTTCTGTAGCTTCTACTGCAATACCTTCAGCAGCAGCAAATTCTTTCTTAATATTTTCTTCGTGCTCTTTTGACATTTTTAATTATTTTTTATTAATTGTTTTTCAATTTTATTTTCATCAACAATATGCTCTACTATTAACTGTCTTACATATCTAGAAATTGCTACAGGTTTTATACCAGTTTCCATTGATTTTTGTATAATTATTGTATTTAGACTATCCTCATCTTCAGGTGTTAATAAAACTTGTAATTTTTTAGTAAGCCTTTTCTTTTGAGGAATAAGTTCTTGTACAGTTTCATTGAAACCATATTTAGGATTATCAGATTTAAATTTACCAATCCAATATTCCACTCTTTTTAAAACATCACTTAAAGGTTCATTGCCTTCAAAAATTTCTAGAACTTCTCTATTAAAAGCTTTAGTTCCAAAATCTCTAACTGCTCTTTTGATGTATTTGCCTGATCCAAGGTTATTTGGGTTATCGTTTATAGAATACCCTACATAAACCTTGTTTGTTTTTTGCTGTTGTAATTTATAGATTATCATTTCTATATTATATATTTTATATTATATATTAGGGAGTAAGCAAAAAAACTGGGAATACTTTAATATTCCCAGTTTAATATTTAAAATTTATGCTCCTACGTTCTCTTCAACCCAGTGATCACAACGATAAGTCATTGTTAATTCAGCTGCATCTTGAGTTTCATAATTCAATTCATCCACAAAATCAGGTTGTCCAGTTGGGAATACATCTTTAAATGTAATCTTTCTGAAAATATCACCTGCTCTGTTATATTGAACTACAATCATACTTCCTATATAATCTTTCTTTAATCCCATTTCACCAGTTAATGGATCATAGATTAAGTTATTCCAATTACGGAAAGTATTATAAATGTAGTTTTCATTAGCTTCATTCAAATTAAGAGTAAAGTTCATGGTTAAATCAACAAACGTCTGAGCTGGCATACCTGCATAAGATCTATCAGCAAACTTATATTTTTGATTTATAGCATCAATAGATGGATTTAAGTTATTTAATCCTCCGATTGATTTTACTTGCTCTAAGATTAAACCCGTATCATCCCCTAGTGGTGAAAATACAGTCACCTCAAATAGGTTAGGCTGAATAGGTTCGTACCTTTGGCTACTGGCCCTTGATTGGGTATAATGTGGTAGTGGCATATTTTATTTGTTTTTTTATATATTCGTCTTTAGTTACTTCTTATTGAAAGTTTCCTGTACTAATTGCACCAGTTCTTAAAATAGTTGTTCTTTGTACAAGAATTTCCATTCCTCTCGTTGGTTCAATATATGTATCTAGGATACCTACATTTTGATCAATGACCTCTGGTGTGTTATTGGTTTCATCCATTATATTTCTATAATCATAAACACCATCATCATTTTGAACAGTTGCTAAGAAGTTATCAGCTAATGTTTTAATCTCTAATCTTGTTTGAGCTGTATTAAATTCAAATAAGTAGTTTTTAAGAATTGCTTCAATACCATCTTGGATGTAAATTACAACCTCTCTAACATTAATTGAACTTAAAGCAGATTTTGGAACTTGCTGAGCAGTTTTATTTGCAAAGATAGTTGGTCCTGTTCCACTTTGGAATACAATTGGATTGATTCCGAATGGCTCTAGGAAGAATCTGTCTTCTTGGTCAAGATTAATCTCTAATCCTACAACTCCATTTCCACCTATTACTCCACGTCTTACACCTGCTACGATTGACCAAGGTAATGCGTTTTCATATTTAAGAATAAAGTTATTTGATACATATGCTGCAGGTGGTACACTTATGTTCTTACCTAAATCTCTAACAGTTAAGAATGGATAATAATACCCTCCCCATGAACCACCGCTTGTTGCAGCAGGTAACGAGAATCTAATTGTTGGATTCAGTGCAAGGTTTCCACCTTCAGATATAAACTTAGAGGATAACCCTCCAGTTGCATCAGAGAAACTTGGATCTGTATTTTTCTTAAAGTCTTTAGCTGATGGAGAATTTACAATAGCAAATGCATTTTTTCTACTCATACATAAATTTGTATAAATAGCTTTACAGTTTGCTTCAATTCCATTTCCATAAGTATCTACTACATAACGGAAGTTAATTGTTTCTCTGTCGATTAAAGCTTTATATAAATTAGTTCCACCTAATATTGGACTTAAACATTTATTCTGTCTAGAATTTGTTCCATCAGGTACATGTTTAGTTGAATCTAATGCAAACCCAGGTAATTCAAATACATTAAGGTAATCTACCCAAGAATCAATTGGATAATAAACCTCTACTGTTTTTAAAGCACCTTGTGCAGTTACACTAACCTCAGATTGACATGTTACTTTAATGGCAGTTGTTCCTGCAGGAATAATTGCATATTCCGAAGGAGTTAATCCACCTTCTACAATGTTTATTCTTGTTAACCTAGAATGTGGTATTGTAGCAGAACCTTCAAAATGTACCATATAATTTCCTACAACAATATCAGCAAGTTCTGGTGAAGTTGTTGCAATAAGAATTTCATTTGGCTTTAATGTTGGTTCGTTTAATGAATCACCTATAATATCTACAGTAAGGTTAAGAGCACCTTTTAGTGTTTGTACACCTAAAGTATTTACTGGCCATAATGCCGTACCATCAGACTTAATAAATTGCCCTGTGCTATCAATTGTAAATTGAGATTGTGGCGTTAATGTAGTAAATGAATCTTGTTCATAAGGAGTAATGCTTACAGCTGGTAAATAATATGCTGGATCAGATATTGCTTTCTTAGTTCCTGCAGCAGTTGCCCCAGCTCCATCAATAATCCATCCAAAGTCTATAGAATTCATTGCTAAATAAGAAGTATAAGTTCCTAATGCATCTTTGTAAACTGCTTCATCACCATCAGTTAAAGTACCGTTAGCAAATTGCTTTTGTAATGTTGATCCATAAGAACCAATAATTCCAGCAGCTCCACCACTTACATTTGTATTTCTTACAAATCCAAAGTCAGCTTCATTAATATAAGTATAACTTGCAGCAGCACCTGTTGGAAAATCTGCTAATTGCGTTGAACCTACATCTGATAATAATACAGTTACAGTATTACCTACAGTTTGTACAGATGTTACTGGTACCCATTCAGTAGTTACAGTATCATATATAAATGATCCTACTAATGAAGACGTATTTGCTCTCATTCCTGAGAATGCATCCCAGATAGCATCTTTAGTAGCATCAGTATTTACTAGTTGTATTTGTATACCTCCAGCAGTAGGAACAGAAGTAGTTATTGTACTTGCTGAATTAACTACAGTTGTAGATAAGGTTTGTGTTCTTGCATAAGATAAGTCAGAAACAATTGATCCACCGTATGATAAGAAATTAACATCATCTTGGATTGAAGTAGCCTGAGTATATTCAATATTGTGTCCTATCATATCAATTCCTCCAGGTACACCATCTATTAAAATATCTCCACTAAATAAATCTTCATTTACAGTAACAAATAATCCAGTACTTGCAGTATCAGCATTAACAACTTTTTCAACGAAAAGGTTATTACCTAATAAATCTACAAAATCCGGAATTAAACATGCAGTATAAGTTGCTTGTAGTGTTACTTCAGTTTCATTAAAGAATTCTTGTAATAATGTATCTGTAGAATCAGTTGCAAACTTTTTTCTTTTTAATCCTTGTGTTGGATCAAAATACTTTTGAAATAATGGATCTGAATTAAACCTTGAATAAGGAGTAGTAGTACTAAAGTCTCCACCGAAGTTACCTTTTAATACAAAGATATCTACAAAGAAGTCAGATATTAAACTATCTTTATCTAAGAAACCTGGTACATTTGCAGCACCATACCATTCCTCAACAGTTACTTGATAAGGTAAAACGTTTGTTGCAGCAGATTTTTTAGCGATTACAGATATAGGATTTTGTCCTAAGTTAGTAACATCTAATAAATCATTTACTGTTAATGAACTTAATACATCTTGATTTGCCCCAACATTAGTTAAAAAATCTGATGTTGATGGAAACCAAAATTTATCTCTGTTATAAAATTTTGCGTATTCATAGTCTGCTCCTATATTAGCTTGTGCCTCTGGTGTTGCAGATGTTGCAAAACGAACAGCATTAACTTTATCAGTAGCATCTAAGCTTAATAAATTAAGAGCAAGAATAGGACCTCTTTCAAGAGCTGATAAACAGCTTCTGTGGAAAAAAGAATCTTTTCTTTCTAAATTTCTATCTATATCACCGTATACTTGTTTAAAGAAAGAAGTATCGGGAACAAAGACGGGTGTATTGAACGGGCCTGTCTTAGAAAAACCGACTACCAATCGAGTTTGATTTGCAGGTATACTTACGACTTGACTTTTATCAAATTCAAACCTATATGTTCCTGCAGCTTTAAGAGAAGCTATTTTTGGATCTAGTGCCATCTTATAATATATTTTTTTTGTTTATTTGTTTTTTTATATATCTACCAAGTAACTACTTTTTATACTAAGTCATAGATATCAAAATTTAGATTCCCACCCTTTGAATCTTTTTCTAGAATTTCTTCTATCTTATTTTGAATAGAAGGATCTATCTCATCATAAATCTCTTCGACAAAATCTGAAAAATCTAATGTAGTAAAGAACTCAGAACTATTTATACAAGTCATAATTAAATCATCATTACCTAATTGGCCTGCATATGATCCATTTGGGAGTTTACCAAAGGTTGATGATTCTTTTACAGTATCTTTATCATAAATGCTAATTTTATTTTGAGAAATATATTTTTTAAAGTTTTGACAGAAAATAGGTTTATTATCTTTTTTTACTTTAAGGCCAAATTGTTTTGTTTTGGCATCAACTCTATGTTTAAATTTAACAACACTTTCTTCATCAAATTCATTTCTCTGTGGAAATACAGTTTCCATTCTTTTTATTAATTCTCCACCAAACATATTCCATTCTATAATTAATTTTACATTTTCTGAGTAAAATAAATCAAATGCTAAAATGTATAGTGTTTTTGCAAATTCTTCTATGGTATGAGAATTACTTCTAAATCTTCCTATTTGACTAATACCAAAAAAGTCAACAAAACTTCCAGGCGTGGTTACACCTTTCCAATCCTTTTCATCTAGCATCTTAATCTGAAAAATATTAATAACTGAAAAGTCTCCACCTGTACCTTCTGCTATATCAACCGAGAATACCCAATAATTATAATCTTCTTCTATTTCATCTAAATTAAAATTAGGTTGCCATAGTAAACCGGAGTAATCAATTTCGGCATCATCAAATTCTGGTATCTCTTTATGTTCAAATTCTATTTGGCCTTGTGTTAACTTTTTTAAACTAGCTGCACTTAATAATAATGAAGAGCTTGCTATAAACTGATTTCCATACTGTCTATTAAATGCTTCATCACTTCCTAAGTTGGCAACCTCTTGTCTCATCCATGCGTCATCTCTTCCAGGTACATCCCACCAATCAACTCGGAATGGCGTATATTCACTTAATCCTTTATCAGCAGCTGTATAGATGTCATAGAACTTATTAAAACCATTAGGTGTACTAGTTATTATTACTTTAGAGTTTGTAGATGCAGACACCGTTGGATAAACATTTTCATAAAAGGTATTTACAAAGTTTGCAGGTATATGAGCAAACTCATCCATAAATAATAAATGAATAGTAAAACCAATTGCTGCTTTCTTAGTTGTTGTCTGACCTATGATTCTACAACCATTATCAAACTTGGAATTAAACACATCCCATTTAAGTGTACCGGGCTTGATAAAGAAAGGTAAATGTTCTAATATAGTTTTACCTTTATCAATAATCTCTCTTGTTGTAGCACCCTTATTTGAAAGTATTAGCGAATTTTTATCAAAATTAAATACCGAATACCATGCAATAAAAATAGATGAACATATTGTTTTACCAACCTGCCTACTTGCTAAACATATATTAAATCTTTCAGCTTGAAATTGCCTTAACATATTTTCTTGGTAAGGCCTTAGTTCAATTGTCTGTAAACCTTCATCCGTCATTACAGTGCAATAAGTATTAGCAAAATAAACAATATCTTTTGCACACCTTTTAATTTCTCTTATCTCTTCATCAGTATAATTAAATACAATATTACCTTTTCTTAAATTAGGATTACCTTCATAGAAAGGTGTAGACTTTGGTTTATAACCTTCATCAATAGCCAGCATTAATTGCTCAACTTTATGACTAGTCCACGCAAAAGACTCAGCACCTTTCGATATCTTAAATTCAAATCCTGCTGATTCTGCTTGTGGTTTAGCCATTATCTTCTACTACGGCAATTATTTGGTTAATATGTATTACTTCAAATTCTGTATTATTTAAAGTTAACATTGTACCTTTGCCCATATTTTTTAATATAACATCTCCAGCCTTTAAATACTCTGCATCACCAGCATTAATAATCTTTGCTTGGCGATTATGTTTCTCAACAGGTATTATAATTCCTGAATCTGTTTTAGTTTCTTGTTGTTCGATTTCCTGAATTAACAGATAATCATTCTTCATTTTCATTTCCATCGACGTCTTCTATATCTTCTTCTTTAATTGTATCTTGTAAAGCTCTCATTAAATCTTTTGTTCCTCTAGATTTAATACCACTTTGTTTATTGGATGTTGAACTTTCTGTGCTATGATAAACATCTACATCACGAGATATCTTTTTAGCATTCTCTTCGATAGCTACCATATACATGGTTTGGCTTTTAATAATATCCAAAAGAGTTCTTTGTAAATCACTAAGTACTTCAAACATTCTTGGTGATACATCACCTTCATGTATTGTTTCCATTAATAAGGTAATAGCAGTTTCACTATTTTGCATTTGTCTTATTAACATAGATAATGCAGATTCATCTAATTGAGCCTTTGCTCTAATGTATTCATGCTCTGCAATAATTTCTTCACTTAAATAAAAAGTTAATAAACTATTCATTACCTTTTCAGCCTTTGTCTTAGCCTTAACTAAAGCAGCACCTTGTCCGCTATCTATTTTTACTGGCTGTAGTTCTTCGGAATTATTTTCTAAACCTTCTACCTCATCTGGTAGATCATTTAATAAATCTCCTAAACTATCACGAAATTTACCTTTCGATGATTCTTTCATTATACCTTAAATTTATAATATATATTCCAAGTTATCTTGGGTTAGTAGCTGTTGGTAATAATAATTCTGGAGAAGCATTATCTAATAATAAAGCTAAGTGAGAATCTTTTACTACATATTGACTTAAAATTAATTCTTGTAATTCTACCTCTATTGGTTCACTCCATATTCTGATATTGGTTAAATCACTTTCACACCCTAATAATTTCCATGCATAGCCTTCAGGAACTGTTATTGCTGGAACTGTTTGTGTGTTTATATAAATGTTATTTAAATCAGCTGTTTTATCTGGATTAATAGCACCAGTTAATTCTGGTGTATTATATAAAAATAATGATAATTGTTTAGCTAATTGATTTAAGTTAATAACAGCAGCATACCATTCACCCTTTAAAAAACTAACAGTAGATTTAGACAAATCATATTTATAATAAACATCATTTAATTTAATTATAAACCAATTTGTAGTATATGTAAATTGAACATGAGATGTTACAGGAGTTCTTCTTTCATAATCATCATATTGAATAAATGTATTACTTACTTCTTTATTTAATTTGGCAGTGTTAGTAATAGTACTATCAATATATGGCGTATCTAATGTCAAAGTTTTAGTTGCCACATCTACAGATTTAACTAATTGAATTCCATTATATGAAGTAGTTCCTCTAATAGCTATCCAATCACCTGCTACAATTCCTTCAGTACCACCTATTGGTAATCCTGGTGTAGTAATCATAGGAAATCCTGCATTATTGCTTATCTGTGTTATTAAAACATTTTTACCTATAGGCTTTTTATATTGAGGTCTAAACCAAAATGTAAATGCTCTATTATCAGTATCAGTCCATCCACCCGTATATCTATATTTTACTCCTATTGTATCTTTAGCTAATGTTCCTAGCGCATAATGATATTTAGAAATGATTGTCCATTGATTGTAAACATTCTCCTCTGTAATAGTCATCTTTTTATTTAGAGATCTTCTTACATAATCATTTGATTGGCTACCTATAGTATTATATTCATTAGGTTTTCTAACATCCTTGAATTCATTTTCTCTTTCAACTCTAAATTTATCTTCTACATTTGAAACTAATGCCTTAGTTGAAACTTCAGCAGCATCACCTAATGCAGTATCCTCAAAACCAACATTAGTTCTTTGCTGATATGTAACTAGGCTTACTCTCCAATAAGATCCAGTATACATAAAATCATCAGCCTCTGCAATTGCATCAACCTCATACATTCTATTCATAAATTGTTTAAAATATAAATAGTCCCTCATTTGAGGTTTAGAACCAATACCAAAGACTGCTTCAAACGCAGATTTTACAATATGAATTTCAAATTGAACTGGAAAATCCATCATTAATGGATTAAAGTTTATATCTCTAGTAGGTAATTCATTATCAGGAATCATGATTTTAACTTCACCTTCCTTAATAACATCAAATAGAGAATATTCTTTTAGGATAACATCTCTACTTCTTTGGTCTGCTTTTGTTTTATAATAGTCAACACAAAATCCAAATAAGTTACTTGCCATTGCAGATAATTGGGTGTACATTTGGCCAGCTCTAGATATATCATAAGGATTCCATGTATCACCGCAACAATCAAATGCTAAATTTAATGCACCTGAGCATCCATCAACACCTCCGCAATCTATTTGTGGTATTTTGCATATTACTCCACCATCATATACAATCTCTAATGCGATTGAATTAAAAGTTAATGTACAATCACCAACTTGTGTATATCTATATTGAATCCAAAATTTATTTGCAGGATTTAACACCAATGCTTCTAAATTAGAATCACTAAGTGTAACCCAATCTGAATACTGTACACCATCAATACCCCACCTAAAATCTTTGTTATAATAACAAGCGGTAGTTTCACCTGTAATAGAATCTGTAAAGCCAAGAACTTCTACTACATTTTCATAAGGTGTTTTAAGACTAACTAATAACTGATCGCCATTAGCATTTGTACTTGATCCAGTTACTGCCATTTTATGAATTTATTTGTTGGTCTTCTCCAATAGGTTTTTTCTTACCAAAAATCTTATCAGCAGAAGCTAAGCCTAAACCACCGATACATATTGCCGCTACTGCATTAACAAGAGTAGGTTCAACGGGGTGTTCGGTGTAAAGATTAATAAATAATGCTCCGCATAAGGATAAACCTGCTGTAATACCAATAAATCTTTTTGAAGACGGTGTACCTTTTTCATCTCGTAAAAGGCCGCTTACCCAATTAATTATCTTTTTCATATACAAACATATTTTGTTTATATATTCATGTTCTAATACGGTGTATAGTCAGTCTTAACCAAAAGCACCGGATCATCCTCCTCTATCTTTGGATCTACCGAAGTTATAATTTCAAAGGCATCTAAAACTTGAGCTTCATCCATTTCTGAAAGTATATCAAATAAAGTTTGGGCTTTAATATAAAAATATGGAATTCTTTCTAAGTATTTATTTTTCATAATACCTACATCCATAAATCTTTTATTAAAAGTATCTAACTGTTCTCTATCTAAAATCTGAGTAAGATCAAAAGTTCCTTCAATTATATTAAAATGAAAACTTACTATTTCTCTACCACCATCAACCTTTACTAATCTTGAAAATACTTTTTCATCTGATATCTTAAATGTTATAGTATCTAAATTAGGTAATCTATTAATTATGGATTGCAAAAAGAAAATAGAGTTAGGTTTAAAGTTAGGATTAGGCAACATGTCCTGGTCTAAAGTTTTCTTTAACTCTGCTCTTAAGAATGTGGATTTTGTAATTGCATTTCTAAAACCATCTAAAGATACTATAAATTCATTATCTTTTTTAGATTTGTTTTTGCACTCCTTTTTTACTTTAGAAATAATTAAGTTATCAACATAATCATTCTTATATAAAGTAAATGCAATATGGGTTGGTATTTCTAATTCAAATCTATTATCAACTAACATCATTACTCATCTGTTTTTCTAATACGTTTATTGCATTTTTAATTTCAGATGGCATGTGTTTCATTGCTTCTTTAAAATCACGTTCACCTATTTCATTAATCTTTAGATACATTTCTAAAGCAGCAGGATTAGGATCCCATTTTTTTATTTTCTTAGAGGCTTTGGTTTTAGTATAAATAAATCCAGGTACTCTATTAAATTTTGATGCAACCATTCTCCATGCTTCTGCTTGTCCTACTGGATCAATCTTCAGTGCATTAAACATATTTGCTTGTATAGGAAATTTAATACTCATAAATCTATTTGTCATAAATGAATTTTTAGATTTATCATATCCTTTTAAT